ATCTAACAGCTAAAGGTAAGATTAGACCAATAGGTGCTAGACATTATGCAGCTCGAGCACAACTAATGCAGAATATGTTAGGTGTATTTAACAGTCCTATTGGACAAGTTATTGCTCCACATATCTCAGCTAAGAAACTTGCTAACATGGTAGAAGAGTATATGGGCTTTGAGAAGTATGACTTTATCAAAGACAATGCTGCACTATTTGAAGGAGCAGAACAAGAAAAACTTAAGATGCAAATTCAGCAAGATCTACAGGCTCAAGCACAACAACCTTCAATGGAAGAGCAAATGCTTAACCAACAGCTAGGCGAAGGCATGTAATTGCTTGACAATTCGATAAATTTATGGTATAATATTTATATGGATTTGAAATCAGATAAAGGCAAAAGCCTCTCAAAGGCTGAAGCCTTCAAAGAAATAAGAACTTATTTAGAAGAACAAATAGGTTTATCTCAAAGAAAGTGTATAGATGATGATAACTTTGATAAACCTGCTTGGTCTCAGTACCAAGCTTATCAGTTAGGTATTCAGAAAGCTTTCTCTAAACTATATAATCTTATTCCTGACCAAGGAGAAATTAAATGAGTGAAGAACAAGTAACACAACAACAATCTGTTGAGTCAAATACCCAAGAGACTCAGCAACAAGATACCCAAGCTAAACCTTTTGAGATTCCGACAGAAGCTCAAGACTTGGTAGGTGAAGGTAAGAAGTATTCTAGTGCAGAAGAAGCGTTAAGATCTGTACCTCATGCTCAACAGCATATCAAAACCCTAGAGGAAGAGATGGCTCAGTTGAAAGAGGAACTAGCTAAACGTAAAACTACACAAGAACTTCTAGATGAAATAAAGTCTGGAGTCAAACCTGTAGAGAACACCACTCAAGAGGGTAGACTGAACCAAGATAGCATTATGGAGTTAGTTAATAATACTCTTAAGCAAAATGAACAGAAGAAACAAGCTCAAGCAAATGCTTCTCAAGTAGCTTCTAAGTTTAGCGAGAGGTATGGATCCAATGCTGAGGCTGTTTATAATGGTCTTGCTAAAGATTTAAATCTTACTCCACAAAAACTAAATGAACTCGCTGCAACATCTCCTAACTTAGTGTTAAGGTTAGCTGATCTAGAACCTAGTGTACAAACTAATGTACCTAAAACTTCTGGATCTGTTAATACTGAAGCACTAGCAGTTAACAAACCTAGGGCAGAAGTATCTGCTAAAGTTCCTAAGGGAGCTTCTACTAAGGATTTGGTAAATGCTTGGAAAGCTGCAGGCGAGAAAGTTAAACAATCTTAATTTAAGGAGGGCTTATAATGGCTCAAACAACAGTAAATACAAATGCGTTTATCGAATCGCAACAGTATTCTCAGTTTATCCTTGAAAACTTACACGACTATCTACTACCAGAAGGTATGTGGAGAGATGTAACAGACTTCGGTTCAGGCACAACTCTTAACATTAAAACAGTAGGTTCTGTAACTATTCAAGATGCAGCAGAGGATACTCCTTTAACATTCTCACCAATCGACACAGGTACTATTACACTTGCTATTACTGACTATGTTGGTGATGCTTGGAAAGTAACTGACGAATTACGTGAAGACGGATCTCAAATCGACACATTAATGGCGATGAGAGCTATGGAATCTACACGTGCTCTTGGTGAAAACCACGAAACTAAGTTCTTAAGCGTTGCTAACGCAGCTCAAACTGCAGCAGGTCTTAACTTAGTAAACGGCAGACCACACAGATGGGTAGGTTCTGCAGCTTCTAATGCACGTACACTTACATTAAATGACTTTATTTCTATGAAATTAGCATTTGATAAAGCTAACGTACCTGCAGGTGGACGTATCGCTATCGTTGATCCAGTTGTGGAAGCTACTTTAAACAGCTTACAAAACTTAGTTAACGTATCAAACAACCCAATGTTTGAAGGTATGGTAACAGAAGGCTTTGCTCGTGACCACAAATTTGTACGTAACATCTTTGGTTTCGATGTATACACTTCTAACTTCCTACCATCATTAACAGCTACAGAAGCTATCAATGCTTCAAGCTATGGCTTGACATCTGAAACTGCTGCTGTTGGTGACAAAGCAAACATCTTTATGTGTGTGGCTGACGATACATGTAAGCCAATTATGCACGCATGGAGACGTGCTCCTCAAACAGAAGGATGGAGAGACAACGAAGAACGTGCAGATAAGTTCCAAGTAACTTCACGCTTCGGTTTAGGTGCTCAACGTGTTGACACATTGGGTGTAATTTTAACACATCCATCTAACTACTAAGGAGACTATTATGGGTTACGAAAGTAATACAGGTTTAGGTGTACTAAACCATTATGGTCCTAGAGAAACTAATGGTAAATATGGTGCTGCTTCTAAAGGCACTGGTATCGTTAAAAGAGCTCAATGGGACTTTTCTTATGATGATCTTCCTGATGCAGCGACTGACGGCTTAGGCTTTGTTATTCCTGCAGGTGCTTCTATTGTATCAGCAAAATTATATGTTGATCAAGCATGGACATCTACATCAGGTACAACAGATCTTACTGTAGGTTTACAACAAGCTAATGGTACAGAAATTGACAATGATGGTTTAGTGGCTGCTGCTGAAGCAACACAAACTGCTATTGGTACTGAAGGTAATGTTGTTACAGGTGCAGGTGCATTAATTGGTAAATCAGTTGGTGCTAATGCAGGTGAGCTAGTAGTAGCTCCTACTGTTGATGACCTTACAGCAGGTAAAGCTCGTATCGTAGTTGAATACGTATACGACAAAGACTAATAGGTAAAGGGGACTTAGGTCCCCTCCTATTTTATTTAGGATAAACAAATGACAGTACAACACAACGCAATTACAGATCCAGACATACATGAACCTAAAGGTATAGCTGCAGCTACTGCAGGTAAAGTTTATGTATCAGACGGAGCTTCATCAGGTGACTGGAAATATGCACCAGGAAAAGCTCACGCTGAAATTTATATAACAAGTGGAGCTACAACTCATACGTTAGCTGCTGCTTCTGCTTTTACTAAAGTAAATCCATCAGGTGAATGGACAGCTTCTGGTAATGAAGATCATCTTACTGTAGATGCTGCTAATGGTGAAATAGATTTACTATTTGCAGGTCATTATTTTATTTCATTTTGGATGACATTTAGTACTGCTTCTATTGCTCAAGGTTCTCAATATAAATTTAAATTTGCAGTAGATGGTGTAACAAGTCCTCGAACTGTTTATGTAACTAAACCTACTAATGGTGCTGATATTATTACAATATCTGCTACAGGTATAGTAAATGCTACAGCTAATCAAGTATTAACAATACATGCAGGAGGAGATGGTACATCTTCAGGTACTGCCTTTACTCCATTAGAATCAGGACTTCAAGTTCTTTACTTAGACTAGGATTAAACTATGGCTAAAATGACACTACTTGAAATGACACAAGACATTTTATCTGATATGGATTCAGATGAAGTTAATTCTATTAATGATAGTGTAGAGTCTTTACAAGTAGCACAAATAATTAAAACTACTTACTATAATATTATAGATGGTAGAGACTATGATTTCTTGTATGAGTTATTTCAATTAGATGCTAGTGGTACTAGCTCTAGACCTACTCACATGAAACTACCTGAGAATATTATAGATCTTAAGTACATTAAATATAATTGTAAAACTCTTACAGATACTAAAGATAAGTATCTTAAAATTAAATATCTTATGCCAGAAGACTTTATGGAAGTCGTAGATTCTAGAGACAGTTCTAAATCTAATGTAACTGTAGTTACAGATCCTACAGGTATATCTATTAATGTTATGAATGATAAAGCTCCTGAGTACTTTACATCCTTTGATGATGAAAACTTAGTGTTTGATTCTTATGATTCAGAAGTAGATACTACATTACAAAATAATAAAACACAGTGTCATGGTAAACGTTCAGTAGCATTTACTTTATTAGATTCATTTACTCCTGACTTACCAGTACAAATGTTTAGTTACCTTCTTGCAGAAGCTAAGTCAACAGCTTTTGTTACACTTAAACAAATGCCTAATGCTAAGGCAGAACAAATATCTAACTCACAGAAACGTAGAATGAGTCAAGATGCTTGGAGAGTTAAGAATGGTATACATTACCCTAACTATGGTAGATCAGTTAGAGTAAAGAAAGGACCTAGTTACTAATGTTAAGTACAGCAACTAGAGCTTTTATTAATGAACAACAATATGGAGGAAAGAAAAAAATGAAAGCAACTAAAAAGAAAGCTATGCCTAAAAAGAAACCTATGAAGAAAATGGGTAAACCTAAAAAACAAGGATATTAATTATGGCTAATTTATTTGACACAGTTAAAATGAAAGTCAATCAGCTTAAAGATGCTAATCGACAAGCTAAAGAAAAGAAAAAACAAAAAACTCAAGTTAAAAAACAAATGAATACTAAGTCAGAACGAGCTCCTGGTTCTGAAGGTTATAAACCTACTAATACTCAGGTTAAATCTGAAGCTATGGTATCTCGTAATGTTACACGTAAAGGTGGTACACCTTACAATGAAGACATGAGTAATCGTATTACAGTTACTAAAGCAGTAGGACCTAACTATAATTCTAAACCTACAGCTTCTGATCCTAGTTATAATAAAGCAGTACAAGCACCTG